ATTCCGCTGATTTCAAGGAGAAGCTCGAGGAATCGATCTCTTTTTTCGAGAGCAACTTCACGATCAAGGACATGGGCGGCCACCTCCATACGCTGGGGGAGGACTGCGAGACTTGCGGGACCACCGGCGGGCTGAAGTTCGCCCAGCGCAGACTGCTGGCTCTGTACCTGTGGGCGAAGGAACGGCGTATGCCCATCCGGATTATCATTCTCAAGGCCCGTAAAGAGGGACTCTCGACGCTGGTCGAGGCGTTGATGCTCATGGAAGCACTCAAGCGGGGCATTGATGCGCTGGTGATTGCCCACGATAAGGACGCCACCCAGAAGATCTTCGAGATCTCCGAGCGGTTCTACCGCACTTACCCCGAGACAAAGCCGGATTTGGCGAAGTGCAACGTGAATGAACTGAAGTTCAAGGATCAGGAAGGGCATATGCAGGTCTTGACCGCCGGGAACGTCTATGCCGGAACGGCCCTCACGCCGCAGTTTCTCCACGCCTCAGAGTCGGCCAAGTGGCCCAAGGGCGTTCAGACAGCCACGGCCCTCTGGCAGTCGATTGCTCATCTGCCGGATACCTGCATCATCGTCGAATGCACGGCCAACGGCTTTGATCCGCTCTTCAAGCCGATGTGGGACGAGGCGGCGCAGAACTGTGAGATCACCTGGGGTGGAACCAACGAGCTGCCGATTCCCACCGTGGAGGTTCTCAACCGGGAGAACTGGAACGGCTACATCCCGCTTTTCATCTCCGTCTTCGATGATCCTCAATACTCCAATTCGTTCAAGTACGATGGGGAGAAGGAGTGGTTTTCTAATTCCCTGGTGCCTGAAGAGCGGGATCTTCAGGCGAAGTTTCATTTGAGCGAGGAACAGCTCAACGCTTACCGCTGGCTGCTCAAGCACAAGTGCCGCAATGACAAGAACGTGCGCTTTCAGGAGTACCCGTACTCCCCTGAAGTGGCGTTCATTTACTCCGGTCGTCCAAGGTTCAACGTCGAAATCCTTTCCTCGATGCCCGTGGATAAGCCCGTGAGAGGGATCTTGGCTCCGGCGGCGCGGATGTCGCGCAAGATCGTCTTTCATCCGGAACCTGAAGGAGAGGTGTACCGCTGGGAGGAACCTGTCCCCGGCCACAGCTATGTCATCGGGGTGGATACCTCGGAAGGATTGATCCCTTCGGGAACGAAGAATCCCGATTCCACGGTGGCCCAGGTGTTTGACCGGACGATGGGCGGTGTGCAGGTGGCGAAAATCTACGGGCAGATTTCCGAGGACATCCTGGTGGAACCGCTCTCGCTGCTTTGTGAGTATTACAACGGAGCCTGGTGTGTCATTGAGAACAACTCCACGGGCAAGCTGGTGGCCGTTCAAATGGGGGAGAAGTACGACAAGCAGCGGCTCTACCGGGAACACGACGAGGAAGATCCCAAGCGGCGCAGCAAGCGGATCGGGTTCAGGACGCACGGCTTCAACCGGCGTCAGTGGGTGGGGCGGCTGGCCTCTTTGCTCAACGACCGCTCAATTGTCCTGAAGGATGAAAAGACGGTCAGCGAGATGGTTCACTTCCACATCACCGAAGGCGGGAGAGCGGAAGCGGCAACGGGCTATCATGACGATCATGTCAGTGCGCTCTGGCTGGTGGTCGTTGGATTCGATTCCTACCCGGACAGGCTCAAGCCTTACTCGCCCTACAACCAAACGACCACCAAGCCTTCTCGGTCCTACCGCTACAGCCAGCGCAAACGGCGCGATGATAAGCCCTTGAGAATCTACTGAATATCTTTTTCGTCGTAGGTCATGTGTAGACTTAGTGTGAGTTATTCTGCGATAGCAATACACGACTTGCCAAAAGGAGAATTCATGCCTCCAAAAACCAAGAAGAAAGTCAAGGTCGCGGCAGCCAGGAAAACCCCGCGTCCTGAGATTCAGTCTTTTGTTTGTTCCGTTGATAATGAAATTGATTCACTCAACAAAAAATGCAAAGCCTCTCGGGCTACTCCTCTCGGCAGACCTTCCAATTTAGGCCGCCAGTGGTTTGGTTGTGAGTGCGGGATGACCTTCACCGCTAAAGTGGCTTAATGGCTGATAACCTCGTCAACGAGATTAACCTCTCCTCGGAAAATCTCAAATCACTCGCTCTGGATCTGGACAAGAAAGTTCAGATTGCCGAAGAACACCGTTCCAACTGGGCTATGGATCACAAGGATTGGAACGATGCCTACTTCATGATTCCCGAGCAGGACAACAAAATGGACCCCTGGCCGGGGTCAAGCAATCTGTTCATGCCCTTGATCCGCGTTGGAGTCGATGGACTGCTGGCCCAGTTCCATGACGCCATGTTCAGCAACAACCCTTTCATCAAAGTCCGTGCGCTGAACGAGGAGAACTCCCAGGCGGCGGAAGACCTGTCGTTTTATTACGGAGAGCATTACTACACCAAGCAGGTTCCCTTCCGGCGCATTGGTGGAGATTATCTCTGGGATTGCCTGGTTTCCGGAACGGCCATCATGAAGAATCGGGTGGACCGCTCCGAGATGCTTCGCCGTAAACTTTTTCCTGAAACCAAGCCGAAGCGCGGAAGGCCAGCTCGGGGTATCGGCCAGATGGCGCAGGAATTTCTGGGCCGCCCCATGACTTCCCCGCTTCGAGAGCAAGTGACCACTTACAGCGAAGAAACTTATATCGAGGAAACCCGTTCGGTTGTGATCGAGAACACCTCGCTGGAGCAGATCTTTGTTCCTCCATCCGCAGGGCCGTCGATGCAATGGCCGGATTGCCCCTGGTATTACGAGCAGCATTTTCTGACCATCCAGGAACTCCTCTCTCGAACGCGGCAGGGCTATGACTTGCCGGATCTGGAGAAACTGCACTCCCTGGCAATCGAACGCTCGGCTTCCGAGCAGGAAGCGTCCGTGGCGGAAGTGACGGGGGTGAACTCATCCCGCAATCTCAAGAAGGTCGAGTTGCTGGAATTCTATCTACGCATCACTTTGCCCGCTGAAATCAAACACGCGATCCGAGCCGGGAAGATCGAAGAATACAAGGGCGACGAGATCAAGACACAGAAGTTCATGGACGAGGATGGATGGGAAGAAGAGGTGGTGATCTCCTACTTGCCTCAGATCCGCAGGATCGTTCGAGTGGTTCCGCTGGATCGGGTTCGGGCTGACGGCAAACGGCCTCATGTGGATATGCGCTACAACCGCATTCCCCGCTCCTGGTACGGCGAAGGACTCCCAGCTTCGACTCTCAACTTGAACCTTGCCATGAATTCCTTCTTCAACCAGATGGTCGATTACGGAACTCTTCAAAATCTCCCGTGGATTTTCTTTTCGCCTGATTCGATGGGTGATCTTCCGGAGAATCTCTATCTGGAACCGGGAGCCATGATCCCCACCGCTGATCCCCGAGGGGTCCATGCTCCCCGCCTTCAGGGTGATGTGGGGTTCTGGTACTCGGCCATCAACATGGTTCAGGCCCAGTTCGAGCGGGTGGGATCTGTGAGTGATTTCACCAAAGGCGTTTCTCCCACCAGGCCCAACGCCCCGGATACGGCCCGAGCCACGCTGGCAATGATCTCCAACGCTCAAGTGGCGTTTGACTGGAAGACGGCGGATTTCACCGAATCGTACAAAGAGGAATTCCGTCATGTCCATGAGCTTCACGCTCGAAACCTCACAGAATCTGTGAGCTTCGAGTTCTTCAATCGCAACACCCAAGCCTTTGAGACTCGCAATATCGAACCCGAAGTCTTTCAATCCCCTGTTGAGTTCGAGTTCATTCTCAATCCGTCCAGGACGGCGGAGCAGCAAACGAACCAGGCGTTGTTCTCCATGCTGGGCCAGACGATTGTTTCCGCCAATGGCGGCGATCCCAACATCCTCAGACCTTTGGCGAAGGATTTGTGGGAGTCCCACGGCAAGGACAACTTCGATGAAATCTGGCCCGCACCGCAGCCGATTGAAGTGATGCCGGGAATGCCTCAAGGCGGAGCCGCTCCTCAAGGGGGAGTTGCTCCTCAAGCACCGGGAATTCCTCCAGGTCAGGCTCCGGCTCCGGGGAACGGCAATGTTGCTGGCGGGATGCCTGTCTCCGGTTCCTTGCAGGATCTCTTCAGGGCGCAGCAGGGAAGGCCCGAAGGAGAACCCGTACTGGATGCTGAAGATGAAGGGGCCAATCTTTCCAATACTTGATGATGGATATCAAGAAACTTGCTCAAAAATCTCAGTTAGCTTCCGAGCCGGACCTCATTCGGGATGTTCTGGATGATCTGGAACTCACGGGTGATGAGATGGCTCAAGTTAAGGGCGTTGTGACACATCCCGGCTGGGATGTTATAGTCAAGAAGGTATGGGGGCGCGAAGCAATTCGGCATCTTCTGGTTTGCCGCAAAGTCGCTGGTACGCCGGAGGCTGTCCGGCATTCAGGAATCTATGAAGGCATTCAATTATGTTCGAGAGTTGCAAGGAAGGCGGCGTTCCCAGAGGAGCGAACACGCCAGCCCAGCACACAGAAGGAAAAGATACACCGAAACTTTAGCGGAGATTCGTTCCGAGGACGGACGGGATCGAGTCCTATCTAAAGTTTTGTGCGATCAATGCGGTGATCGTTTGAAAATGGTCGATACTCAACTGTGCTGTGAGTGTCATGCGTTTTATCGATGAAAAGGCAAATGCCATGAAGTCGATAAATCTCTGAGAGGGGCGGTTTACGGCGCATCTAAAAGACCGAAATCCGAAAGGAGTCTACCTCTCACCTGGAGGTTTTCGGTAAATTTGGAAGAAAGGATGAACTATGGCTGAAACGGTAACGGACGCAAGCCCACAACCTGAAGGAACAAATCCTCTGGATGGCAAGCCTGAAGGCGGGAACACTCCAGCCGGGACTGGTGTTGGTGAATCCCAGCCTGAACCCCCCTCTTACGAGGATCTCCAGCAGCAAAACCAGCATCTTTACCAGCAAAATCAGACGCTCAATAAGAATTACTCGGATTCGTCCAGGGCGGCCCAGCAGGATAGAGCGGAGAAACAAAATCTGCTGATGCAAAATCAGCAGCTCCAGATGAATCTTCAGCAGATGCAGCAACCCAATGGAGATAACGCGGATGGGTTCAGATCAGTCGAGGACATAGCCAAGGGACTCATCGACGGTGTCGTCGATAACGATGCTTCGGCTGTGGGTCAGACGCTCAAAGAAGTGGAAGAGCGGGGCTTTAAGCGGGGCCAGGAGGCGACCGACGAGAGAAGAACTGTCGAAACTCAGAAATCTGCCCGGATGTCGCAATCTTCGGCTTTAATCAACTGGAACGCCCTGACCACCAACGGTGCGCCCAATACGGAAGATGCTTTCAGCAACGAGGTCTGGAACGCTTATGTGTCGCTGTATCAGGCTCATCAGCAGGGACAGTTCATGAATCATATCCCGAAAGATGAAATTGCCTGGAACGGCGGACCCCTGAATCCCCACCTGCTCAAAGAAGCGCAGTATGCGGTCATGCAGCGCGGCACCGCTCAAGCGGGTACGCCCGCACCTCAACCCGCCGCCACGGGAGGAACTTTTGTGGAGCCTTCCGGGTCTGGCACTCCTCCTGCGACTTCAAGGACTCCGGTTG